CGCTGATGTACCTGAAAGCCTCATGCGAGGGATAACCCCTTATGTGGGGGTGGTATAGGGTGAGAACGTTAGAACGTAATAAACAAACGATTTATTACGCTTTGTACGAGGGCAAAGAACCCCTAACAGATGAGTATGGAAATCCAACAGGGGAGTATGAAATCACCTATTCATTCCCTGTCAAGGCCGCTTGGAATGTGGGCTTCGTTGAATCAGATGCAGAGGTTGAAATGTTTGGGATAACAGCATCCTCTACCCTTCGGATTGTCGCTCCAAAAGACGGTTTTCCGCTGGATGAAGCAAGCATCTTATGGTACGGCAAAGAGCCTAAAACGCCATATGACCCGACAAACACAGAACACAATTACGCCATCGCTGGGATAAGACCGAGTTTGAATGAATTGGTATTTTACGCACGAAAGGTGGATATTTCATGAAGAAAATCACCATCCAGCTTTCCGAAGATTCAATTTCAAAAGCCATTAGAGAGCTTGAGAAATACAAGGGCGAGTTGAAAAATAAGGTCCATTTACTTATTGAAAGGCTCACCGATTATGGCGTAGAAGTCGCCAAGGCCCAAGTCAGGGAACTAGGTGCCTTTTATACAGGTGAATTAGAAGAAAGTATCACAGGTTACTACAGTCCCTCTACACAGGTAGGAATTATCAAAACAGGCGTTCCATACGCAGTTTATGTCGAGTTTGGAACAGGTGTTGTAGGCAAGGGCTCAAGCCATCCTGTCGCAGATTTACAAGGGTGGAGATATGACGTAAACAATCATGGTGAAAAGGGTTGGTGGTACTTCAACGAACGAGACCAAAAATGGCACTGGACCAAAGGAATTGAAAGTCGCCCATTTATGTATAACACCGTTCAAATCTTAGAAAGAGAATGTATGGAAATAGCAAGGGAGGTATTCGGCCGTGATTGATATTGAAAATATAGTATTTGCTAACATAGCAAACGAACTACGAGAACAATTCAATCCGATATTTATATATGGCGAATATGTTAAAGCCCCTGCTGATTTTCCTACAGTATGCATTGAGGAAAAAAGTAACGCCGATTATTACCGCACACAAGACAGCAATTCAGAGAACCATGCTTCGTTGATGTATGAGGTAAATGTTTATTCCAACAAACAAGTCGGCAAGAAAACCCAATGCAAAGAGATATTCAAAGCTATAGACGAACAATTTAAAGAAATGGGCTTTACTAGGATTTTGAAAGAACCTGTACCCAATTTAGAAAACGCAACAATCTACAGAATGATTGGTCGATACACAGCAGTATCATCTGCTGATGGAAAAATATTTAGGAGGTAATGAGATGAGTGATAGAAACGCTATTAGTACCTATGGTACAACCTTAAAATGGGGATCAAGCTCGGGATCACTTAGTAAAAAAATCGATATAAAAGACTTCCCCGATCTCGGTGGGGCGCCGGAGATTTTGGAAACTACCACCCTTTCGGATGCTGCTCAGACCTTTATTCTCGGGATTCAGAGTTTAAGCGCTATGGAGTTTACAGCGAATTATACTAAGGCTGATTTTGAAGCTGTCGAAGCTGATGCTAATACTGATTTGTATTATGCTCTTGAATTCGGTGACAAAGGAGATGAGGGCGTTTTCGAGTGGCAGGGTCAACATTCCGTATATGTAGTGGGGGCAGGAGTTAATGCGGTAACAGAGATGCGGATTGTTATAGCCCCTTCAACAAAACCTAAATTATCAGAAGATTAAGGGGTGATATAATATGGCAATTAGTACCTATGGTGTAACCTTAAAATGGGGTCTAACAATGGCGACGGCTACAAAAGAAATCGACATTAAAGATTTTCCAGACCTCGGTGGAGCACCTGAGATGTTAGAAACCACTACTTTTAACGATGACTCACAGACTTATATAAAAGGCATACAATCATTGGGAGCATTGGAGTTTACAGTGAATTATACTAAGACTGATTACAACAAAGTGGCAGAGGATAACAATATTGAGTTGTTTTATATCTTGGAATTTGGTGCAAACGGTTCGGAAGGTGCTTTCTACTGGAAGGGAAAACATACAGCATATGTAGTAGGTGCAGGGGTAAATGCGGTAACTGAAATGAAGATAACAATAGCTCCATCTACAAAACCTACGAGTAGACCTACCTTAACTACTGTAACATTGGGCGACTTATCGGAGGATGATGAGAGTTCACCGTTAGACGTAGAATATTCCGGTATACCTGCTGAAACTCCAATACTAACGTATCAGTGGAAAATTTCTGCTACTCAAGGTGGAACATACAATGACATAATCGGAGCTACTTCAGCAACCTATACCCCAATATCTGATGATGTTGGGAAATATATCAAAGTGCAAGTCACTTCCGCAGGCGGCGCAACGGGTGTTGTATTATCGAATGCCGTGTTAGTGACAACATGATGGAGGGATTAATTAATGGCGAAGCAGATAAGGTTTGAGCACGACGGTAAAGAATACACTCTTGAATTTACCCGGAAATCTATTGAGACAATGGAGCGACAGGGCTTTGTTGCAAGCGACATGGTTGATAAGCCCATGACCACGCTGCCGGCATTGTTTGCGGGCGCTTTTCTTGCTCATCACAGGTATATCAAAAAAGAACTTGTTGATGAAATCTATTCAAAGATGACAAACAAGCAGGATTTGCTCAGCAAACTTGCCGAGATGTATAATGAGCCGATTCAGGCGCTCATGGAAGAGCCGGAAGATGCTGTGGGAAACGTGAACTGGGAGGCGAGCTTTTAGAGAGCTCGTCCTCTCCCAGTTATGCTGAAATATTTTATGAGCATTTCCCTTTTTACCTCAGTATCGGCATGACTTATGACCAGTATTGGAATGATGACTGCTTGTTGGTGAAGTATTACCGCAAGGCTCATGAACTGGGAAAGCAGCAAAGGAACCAGGAGTTGTGGATGCAGGGCTTATATATATATGAAGCTCTTTGCGATGTAGCGCCAATACTTCATGCTTTTGCAAAGCCGGGAACAAGGCCTCTTCCATATTCTGAGAAGCCTTATCCTCTTACAAAAGAAGAAGCGATTGTTGACAAGGAGGCAGAGGAAAAAGCGGCTAGGGCTGTAGCAAAGGCTAAGTTTGAAGCTTGGGCGTCAAGGTTGAAATTACCTGAACACAAGGGGGTGAACGCAGATGGACATTGATGGCCTTCAAATAGAGATAACTGAAAATTCGGAAAAAGCGGTCAGCGGACTTGATGCGCTTACTCAGTCATTGGAGAGGTTGAAAAAAGTAACAGGGGATTTAGGAAAATCTCTTGACGGTGTGAATTTTGATAAGTTTGGCAAACAGATAAAGCAGCTATCTACTGCACTCCAGCCTTTACAGGGTTTTAAAACTCAAGCAAGCGGACTTCTATCATCTTTGCGCCATTTTACAATAATGGCAGAAGATTTTAATGAATTTACAAGATTTGATAAGTTTGCTTCACAAATAAAGCTGTTAGCTGAGTCATTAAAACCTTTAAGTAATTTTAATACAAAACTAGGAGCTACATTAAACGCTCTCACTCAACTACCTGCTACAAGTGAACAGTTAGAAACGGTTAATTTTAAATCTTTCGGAGAGAAAATTACATCATTAAGTCAAAGTTTATCTCCATTAGGTACAATACAGAGTAAACTTGGCGCTACTCTTAATCAATTAACTCGTTTCGGGCAAGTTACTCAGCAATTAGACATGGTACTTAGAGAAAGTAATGTTTCGGAAAATATCTTGGATTTAGTTAAAGCACTAGAACCTTTGAGTACATTAGGTAAATCTAATTTAGGTTCTACACTTAATCAGCTAAAAAAGTTACCTGAAATTATAGAGCAATTACACAAAGTGGATATGGAAGCCTTCGGTAATCAAATTGAGAGAGTGGTTACCGCTATAAAACCTTTAGCTGATGAAATGAATAAGGTTGCGGCAGGTTTTAATGCTTTTCCCGCAAGAATTCAAAAACTTATTACTCAAAGTGAGAGACTAGCACAATCCAATAAAAGATTAGGCAGATCAT